GGACCAGAAGTCATCATTGCCCGCATGGACGGCATCACTTCAAGATTCAGAATGGCTTCCCGAATCTCCTCTACAACTTTTGTATCTACTTTGTAATTACATTTACCTTGTACTTGATTAACCATAAAGTTTACGTACCGGTCAACTGTCTCATCCCAGTTTTCTCTGCGCTGTTCGTCTTCTAGCCAACGAGCATAGCGCGACTTGTGGATAAATTGTTGATACGGTGTGGGCAGCATATTATTCATTTTATTTCTTCCTTTGTTGCGATAAGTTTATTCAAGTAGAACTGGGCTTTTTTGAGGTCTTCGAGTCCGTTTTTGTAACGGTATCTCCAGAGGTACTTGAGGATGTTTCCTTGCAGGTAGTGTTCGAAGCCGTCACCTGTCGCCGCCGCGATTGCGTCAAGGCATTCGATACCTGCCTGATTATAGTGTGGCGGATGGTTGACATTATCGGGCCTCACTTCTTCTAGCCAGTCTACATCTTTCCACTGGCGTTTCATTTCTATTTCTTTCATTATTTTGTTGTAGTCTGTCATCTGTTATCTCCACTACCGCTAATTGTTCCCTTTGCCGCACGAGAGTTAAGCTTGTGAATATTCATCTCTGCGATTTGCTGTAGCGAAAATCCTAAATCATCTGCAAGGACAGCGCAATACCAAAGTACGTCGCCAATCTCTTTTGCGATTTCTCCGTAGTAAAGTGCATCCGTGCGACCATCTCGAATAATTTTCTTTACCTTGTCTGCAACCTCACCGGCCTCACCAGCTAGACCCAGCGCAGGGTACACTATCTTTGATTCATCCGGATAGATGGCCGTTTTGCGGGCTTGCATTTGGTAGTTGTTAAGATTCCAATTGTTCTTAATCATTGTTTCTTTCCGAAGTCTACTTTTACAACATTTTCCCCTACGCTTTCAGGAAGCGGAATGTCTTCGTGCTTGAGCATTTCTTCTGCAAGGATTTTGAACTTTATAGATGCCACACCCATATCATATAGATCTTCTGCTCTCTCGCGTATGGCTGACAGAACTCCTTCTTGCATAATCATGGCGGCATCAAAGTCTTCATCTTTTTCGTACGTCTTACTTGTTGTGTCGTACGCTGTTAAACGAAATGTGCCTTCGCCGCCGTCAGGTCTTTCTTCAGGAGAAAGTATTATGTAATACCTGTCTGGAAGCAAAGACATCCGTTCCATAGCTACTGTCAAGTCATCTTCTTCTGTGTATGTATCATCACTCATCTGGTTTGTACCAATCTGCAGGGATTGTGCCCTCTGCCCATTTAAAGTTATACCGTGTTGCCCAAGTAGCATAGGTTGTTTTGCTACCCTTGTAAATCTTATTGTTGGCATTTTGAAAAACAAATCGAATATCTAGATCAGGATGCTGTTCCTTTACCAGTTGCATCTTTACTCTGTCACCCTTGTCTAAATATCCTTTTGCTTCGACATACACGTCTGATTCAGGCAAATAAAAATCCGGTGTGTAAACACGCGGCTTTGGAACGTAAGTTAATTTTACGTTTTCGTATTCAAATGGAACTTTATTATTGGCTAGGGATTTTGCTATGTGTAGTTCAAAGGTTGATCTGTATCCCGCCTTTTGTGCGGAACTTTTTTTCACAACGCCATTCCTATAGACGCCAGTCTTTTTAGAACGTACCCTGCCACTTTTGGGGATTGTCTTTCGATGTGAGAAAGTTCGTTTGTCAGATGGTTCAGAGGAACGCATACATTAACTCCAGATTGTGACACTCTGCTTATTGTTTGTATTTCTGATTCTACCGTTGTTATGTCACGTTTCTCTGTCTCTGCGGAAAGCAATCCCATTTCGGAGTAGTTGTCGCGCAACGTAAGAGGAATGCCTCTGGCGTTTTGACGCAAGTACACTATGCGGCGTTCGCCACCATGTTTTCTGTGCGACTCTATGTAGATGTGGTGAAGATCTTTATTCATCTCCATCAACTCTACATCGTAATCTCTTACAAATATGTAAGGCATTATACTTCCTTTTTTGTAAGCTTCGAGTACCACGTCATAGGCGGTGTCTTTGCCCGCGATGTAACCTTTGGATGCAACTGAGAGTTAGGCCAGCAATGATGACGATACCCACACAGATGACACGGACGCGCAAGTATTTTGTTGCCAGTCCGAATCACCTCTCCGCCTCGTTTATACGTTTCGAACTCATCGGGATACTTTACCATTTTTGTGTCAGAGCCAGTCAACTGCTTGACACGTGTCTTTGCCAAATCAAGATAATAGTTTTTATCTTCTCCTGACCAATCTCCGGATTCCACTACGGCGACTTCTCCGCTGGACTTGTTGACGACAATCCACCCACCAAACGGCAATCCAGTAGCTTCTCCGTACAAAAAGCCCTGCATAAGATATCCAAACGGATCATCTTCTTTTAGCTTTTCGTATCCTCCGAAATTTGTAAATTTATTTTTAAAAGCCCAGTCGCTTGCAGATTTAATATCCCAAACTTTTTCAATGCCAGCCTCATCACGGATGATGACATCAAGTGTGCCCTTTACTTTTATGCCGTCCAAGTCCAACTCTACCGGACGTTGAAAGTCAACGATATCGACACCTGCCTCACGCATAACAAGCATAAGAATAGACTCTGTGATATCGCCAAACAAAAAACGGAATAGAGAGTTGTACTCCATCTCTTCTTCGACACCCTGTTTGTCAAGCAACTGCTGACACATAGGGCGTCCGATTCCAGACATGCGAAGACGCCACTCTCCACGTTCACGTGTAAGCTGGCGCAACGCAGAGTCTTTGCACTCTTCCGCAAAATTAGAAATGCTAGTCAGGGAGACAGCGGTGTCCCCCTGAATAGCTTTTGACATGAAGTCTTGGATTTTAAGCAGCGTCAGCATCACTGAAGTCCGATGCAAGATCACTGTCTTCGTCAGATACCATAAGCTTCTGCGCTTCACGATAAGCATTCATAACATAGTTGTTATGTCCCTCAATCGTTTCGCGGAACATGCTAAACAGTTCTTTGTCTTCTTCTGTAATATCAGTGATTCCAGACAAAGAAGGAAGCGGAGTCCAGTATGTTACACTTCCCTTTTTGTTTTTGGCAGTTTTCATCAGAACCTCGCAGTGAGCCATCAGCTTCTTTTGGCTGGCAAGTCCTGCAATAAAGTCTGACATCGGTTTGAAACCAGACTTCTTAAAGTAGCATACCAGTGGCTCATTATCTACGCGCACAGATTCTCCGTGTTCGTCTTTGAAGTCGCCGCTGATTCTTCCGTAAATTACCTGATTACAGATAACAGCACGAGAGTTTAGGTAAGCAGGATCATCTTTATCCAGCCCTTCTTCTTCATCTCGTGACAGGCGACCACACTTGTTGCCCCCCGCAGTGTCAGGAAACGAACCGGAGAAGCTTGGTTTTTGTACCGACTTAGCAGAGAAACCGCCCCTGCCCTCATTCATTTCGGCGTCCCACAAGCTATACTCGTACATCCGAAGCAGTGGGCGCAGTGTCATCTCCGGTGCGTAAAGGAACCTACCACCAAGATAGATTTTCCAATCGCCACGAGTGAGTGCTGACCCGCCCTCAGTCTCCATGTCGTAGTTAATACTCAGGCGTGGAAGCCCTTTCTTTTCCTCACCAGAACTTTGTCCGGTAAGCTTCATCAGTTCTTCTGTGTTCTCACTGGAGAACGCATTTTCGATCAAGTCAAGTTCACTATTAATGTCTACTATATCTGTCCCTAGCATTTTTAACTCCTATGCGTTAAGGGTTGGTAGATTGATATTAGTCATCAACCACATCTAAGTCAAGCCAATTTTCGCCTATTTTTAATTCAATTCCGACAGGCATGTCGTAGCGTACGCCATATCTTTGTTCTGTCTCTTCAGGTAGAGCAAGCATTGCCTCCCGCATCAGACTGATACAAATGTCCTTTTCACTGGGGTGTACATCCAGAACAATTGAATCGTGAACGGTGTTGCAAATTACAGACTTGAGATTATTTTTTTGAAATAATTTGTCAAGCCTGACAAGAGCAGTTGGCAACAAATCTGCCGTAGCAAAACCCTGAACCGGATAGTTGCATATGTTGGTCCGCCCCACCGCTGTTCCGTACTCTGTCCACCGTGCATTTGGAAAGGCGTACTGTCTACCACTTGGAAGGGTGATTACGCGCTTTTCTACGGCCTCTCGCTGGAGGTCATCGTGCCATTGGGTCACACCCTCATACTTTTCTTTAAACGCCGTGTAGTAGCGTTTCTGGTCCTCTGTTCCGGTGGTGCCACCGTACAGCGGCTTGAAGGTGTGAGCCTTTGCTTCTTGACGGGTGCAACCAATCACACTGGCAGTGTAACTATGCACGTCCGTTCCGGCATTCACATCCACATATACTTGTCCGTCTTTGGCAAGAAACCCCGCAACACGAAACTCTAGTTGGGAATAATCTCCCTCAAGGATCGAACCACCCTCGAAACGGCTCTCGACAACCTTCCGTATAGCGAAGGTATTTCCACGTGGCATATTCTGAAAGTTAGGATTGCGAGACGAAAGGCGACCCGTTGCCGTAACACACTGCATAAACTCCGGATGGATGAAGCCCTTTTCATCAACATTGTTTTTTATTCCTTCTACAAAAGTGTTGAGGTAAGTACGAAGCGCGTTGTATCGGACGTACGATTTGACAAACTGTAAGGCATCACCTGACAGTTCCATTTGCCGTTCCCCAAGAGTTTCTTTGTCCGTCCTGAATCCGGCAGATGCTACATCGAACGGGTTGCGCGGGACAACTTTGAATCCAGCTACCTCTCGCGTAGGTACATACAAAATACCGGCACCGTTGCACACCCGACAAATACGGGTGGCCTTTCCCAATGTGCCGTCCTTTTTTGTCACCTTATATCTACCGTCTCCATAGCAGTTACTGCACTGCTGTCCTCTTGTTTTGTAGACAACATCTGTCATGCTCCGGACAGTTGAAACAAAGTCTTTGCGTTTCATGCGCGTCCGTTGCTTTGGTTTCATAGTTGCACCACGTTGCTCCATTCCCAAATTGAATACACGCGACCACGCCTTTTTGTCTTTTACTTTTCTAGAATAGAGAAGCATCGAACGATCATCCGGACTCGTCAGGCTGACCGGCGTGTCTCCCATAGCCTCACGAGCCATAGCGTTCAAGTTGATCTCCAGTTCTTCTAGTTCTTCTGTGTATTGCCTTTCGATTTCAATCAGCGTGTCTTTGTTTATTTTGAGTCCGTTTCTTTCGATGCGAGAAAGCGTGTCAGTCATCTCAAGCGACAAGCGTAGTGTTGGCAGTAGCGTGTTCATTGTAAAGTTCCTCAAATGTTGTGCCAAAGGCTTCTAGCTGTTTCAGAGCCACATGCTCTGTGGCAAGTACGTCAGCTATACCATACTCTTTTATTATTTCCCACGGGATGTCGTAAAATGTTTTGCCCGAATCCATGTACGGCTGAACAAGGTCTTTTTCCTTTTGCACTCCACCATACTTTTCTGCAAGAGAAGCAAGTCCAAGAGGCCACCTTTGGGCTTTTGATAAAACATACTCTGCAACCATAGTATCATAAACGTCTCCATCGTATGTGAACCCACACTCGCGTATCCACTGCAGGTCAAACTTAATATTCTGCCCAACAAGAACATCAGCGTAGTTCAACGCAGATTGAAAGTCTTGTGCGGCGGACGGGGTAGGTGGCTCCGTTGAGTGGTAGTAACAATCATAAAACACCTGATCTTCATCCAGCCACTTGTAACCAATAGAAACGAGAGTGTTGCCGAAATAGGGTAGAGCAGTCGTACCTCCGTTTGGCTTATGGATGTGTGTTGTTTCCACATCGTATGTCAACACTTTCATTGTGATTCTTCCTCAAATCGTTTACGCGCAAAGTAAGCAGCATACATCCCCACCTGATCTTCGTCAAGTTTGGGCCACCTTTCCATCACTCTTTTGTACTCCTCATCGTACAGGCGTTCTAAAATTTCTTCGTTTTCGTGATTGCTCATCAATAGTAAACCCCTCTTGCCACATCAATCATAACATCGATTTTGCCGTGCCATCCGTTCAATTTGTTTTTTGAAATACAGATATGTCGGACGGTATTTTCGATGTCGCTTGATCCCGTCTTTCCGATCCCGATAATGATATCAGCCTCACCAGCTTTTCCTGTTTTGGAATTGTCCATCATCGAGTAGTCAATAAATTGTCTGTCGTGTGCATCGTTACTGGCCTGACTGACGGCCCACAAAAGAAGCCCGTTTCGCTTTGCTATCTCACGGGCAAGAACATACGTCTCCTTTAAGCGTTCATCACCACGATTGTACTCTCCAGAAATCCTGAATTTGTCAAGCTGATCCATGAATATAACATCAGGTTTGTTTAGCTTGGCATACTCGTTGACTTCTTCCATAGATGTTCCGACTGAATCCATGATCGTCAGGAACGGTTCTATTTCGGAGAGGTAGCGTTCCATATACTCGTGCTTTTTGTCTACCATCTCCTGTCGTGTTACGCCAAAGTAACTTTGTATCATACGCAATTTAATTTTTGGGGCTGGCTCTTCGTTTGCCCAATACGTCACTTTGAATCCTTGCCGGATGTACGATGCCGCAAGAAAACAGCAGAAAGTTGTTTTGCCTACTTCTGGACGGGCAAACAATATTCCCAAGTTGCCCCGATCAAGCCC